GGTACCAGGTGGTCGCCGCGTCGGCCGAGAGGTCGATGAGCGGGAGCCACGGGGACTCGACGACGGTGAAGCGACCGGCGATCGGCGACGCCACGTTGATGCGGATCTCGTTGCCGTCCACGTCGCGGGTGACGCGCATGTACGTGGTCGCCTGGGCGATCTCGCGTGCGGTCAGGGCCAGCGACGGCGGGACGAGCAGAACGAAGTTCTGCACACGGACCATGCGCCCGTTGACGTTGCGCATGCCGATCTGGGTGATGGCCTGCTCCAGCGCCTCCAGCGACAGCGGCGGGTTGTTCGTCACGTAGTTGCCCTCGGGCACCTGCGAGCCGAAGTTCTCCGTCGTGTTGAAGAAGTCCGGGTTCGGGCCGGTGCTGGTGGCCAGCACGCCGGTCGTCAGGACGTCCTCGGTGTCGCGGGCCCAGCGCGCCATCTCCGACGGGAGCTGCTGGAGAACACGCAGCTCGTCGTTGAGGAAGGCCTCCCACGAGAAGGGGAACCTCGCGCCGTACTTGTTGACGAAGTAGTCCGAACCCTCGGTGGTGAGGTTGAAGGTCGGGTACTCCGTCAGCTCCGGGATGCGGGGCAGCGCGCGCACGTGACGCTCGGCACCACCGTTGTGGTCGGGGAGCTGGTCCATCTGCGAGTCCCAGCGGACCAGGCGCGCCGGACGGAAGTCCGGAACCGTGGTGCGCTGCGAGAAGGTGGGCCACTGCTGCGGCAGGTCGGCGTACTGGCCGAGCATCGACGCCTGCGACACCGCCTGGAACAGCAGCGGGAAGTCGCCGGAGCTGACGGCCTCGCGGAGGCGACCCATGGCCATGTGCTGGCCGGTGCCCGCCTCGCGGATGGTGCGGATCAGCTCCATCGGCTTCTTCATCGCAGAGATCTGCGACATGGCCCCGCGCTTGATCTGCTCGCGCCGCGTGCGGTGAGCCTCGGCGATCTTCGTGAACTCGCGGTTGTTCGTGTTCTGAATACCGTCGAGCACTGCGAGGAGTTCGAGTTCGTTACCCATGGTTCTCTACCTCCTTTCAGGAGCCGGTGGCGATGTCGGGAACAGCGTTGACGACGCCGGTGAGCGTCTGGACGATGTTCACGATCGGGATCGGACGGAGCGGGTTGCCCAGGCCGTCGAGCTGCATCATCTTGGTCCAGCCGATGATGGTGCCGAAGAAGTGGTCTCCGGTCGCCACCGTGAGCTGGCCCGGCGTCGAGCCGGAGGCGGCGGTGATGCTGACCGTGGTGCCCGCGCCGTGGACGGCGGGGTCGAAGTCCTGGACCGGGATGGCCCAGGCTCCGCACAGCGCGATGGAGGCCCAGCCGGGCTCCAGCGAGTTCGCCGTGTTGCGGGTCTGCGTCACGGTCAGCGAGCCGATGGAGTACTCGACGGGGACGCCGCCGACCTCCTGGGCCACGCCGACCAGGTCGCCGATGAGGACCGGGTCACCGTTGCGGGTGGGGTCGTCGTTGACGGCGGGGTCGTCGCCCCGCAGCGGGAGGGGCAGGCTGATCCACTGCCCGTACTTGAAGATCTCGTTGGTCGCCATGGCTCAGAACTTCCCGAGGAGGACGTCTTCGATCGCCGAGAAGTCGTCGGACGTGCGCTTGCGCTGGGTCAGCGCCGACTCGGACAGGCCGAGCGACGTGCCACCGCGAAGGTCGTCCTTCTTGATCTCGCCGTTGGACGACTCGGACAGGACGGAGTTCAGGTACTCCTTCTCGCGCTCGATCGACGAGTCCAGGTCCTGACCGGCCTGGTAGTTCTCGGCGAGGCGGACGCGCGAGGAGTTCGGCAGGTCGGCGGCCAGGAGCTTCGCAGCCACCTTGCCCGCGCTCTGCGCCTCCTGAAGCTGACGGTCCTGCTCCTTCTGCTTGTCGCGCAGGAGCTGGGTGAGGTTGGTGATGGCCAGCGTGAAGCGGTCCATCTTGCCTTCGTAGGACTCGCGCAGGGCCACGACCTCGGTGGTGAGGTCCCGGTCCGTGACCCCGGACGGGGCGACGGGCGCGGCCGTAGCGGCGCCCTGCACCGAGGGCGACGCGTTGCTTTCGGTCATGTAAATCAGCCTTCCTCCGGCCCCAGGGCGAGTGACTACATCCACAGACAGTCCCTCGCGGATGCTACGCACAACGCGGCCGGTCGCCGTGTCTTCGATTTCACCCGCAGCCCGAATGGACAGTCCGACGTGCTTGGCGACGGAGCGGATGTTGTCCTTGACGTGCTCAAAGAACTGGATCCTGGCGAAGAGGCCACGGCCGTCGGCCGCTTCCTCGAAGGATGCCGCGTCCATGAGCACGCCCGCGAGATCGCGGACACTGCGCTCGGGACGTTCGACCTCTTCGGTCTCAGTCGGGTGATCCAGGTACACGTGCGTACCCGCAGGGAAAGCAACCGGACCGTCCCGGTGAAGGACGTCGGCCGGGTAGAAGCCCGAGCTTCCCTGCACGTCTGCTTCGATGAGGCGGGCGCGCCAAATGCCCTTCGACTCCACCCCTATGGGCGTGAGTTCCAGGGTGGCCGATTCCGCCAGAGTGGCGACAACCACGTTTGCATTCCTAACGGCTAGCGCGTGTGACAGGACACAGGGTAACGCGTCTGGGCCTGGAAAGGATCAATCCGTCGTATCGGCGTCTTCGCCGCCTTCTTCGTCGCGAAGTTCGTGGTCTCCCATCGACATCGGATCGGCCTCCGGCGGGGCACCCCCCTGCGACCTGCCGGAAGTCGGCGAAGCAGGCGTCTGGGCTGCGGTGTTGGGCTGGAGGATGTAGGGAAGATCCTCCGGCTTCGGGGGGTCCTTGGGGAAGTCGTCCCACTTGTCGTGCCAGGCGTCGAGCACCATTGCGCGAGATTCTGCGGACGAAAGAATTCCCAGTCGCACAGCCATGTTGATGGCCTGAAGGCGGCGGTGGATGGGCTCTTCGGAGATCTCGGGCCACCGCAGACGGACCTTCAGACCGAGCAGCCGGAAGATGATCGTGAAGGCCTCGTCCATCGCCTTCTGCCGCGCCTGCATCACGAGAACCGTGGACGTGTCGAGCGCGGCGGCCGTCGCCCTCGTGCCGAGAGTGGGGTCCTCGGTGAGAGCGGGGAGCGGTACGTCGAGGGCGGCTGCGATCATCGCCGCGAGAGGGCGTCCGGCGTCGAAGTCGACAGCCGTGTTCCGGCCGACGGCCGTCAGATCCTGCCCGGCTCCCAGGACGGCGGAACCTCCGACCGCCAGGGGCTGGCCGGTGGTCGGGTCGGTGCGCGGCGCCTGTGCGAGCTGTGCTGCGGTCCGGCGCACACCGCGCGACTTCTCGCTCGTCACCTTCCAGGCGAAGCGGGCGTAGGCCTTGGTCAGGGTGGCGCAGTTCTCCAGGTACTCCTTGTACGCCTTGGTCCACCACACGGCGGGGAGCACATCGGGAATTCCCCATCTCCAGCCGACGAGCCGGTTGAAGGCGATGTGCACCATGACCTTGCTGTGGTCGACGGGGTCACCGTCGATACGGGTGCGGACCCGCTTGCGGTCGTTCTGCTCGACGAGGCTGCTCGTCGGGTACCAGACGGCCGTGTTGCGGAAAGCCACGTTCTGGCTTCCGTCGCGGTTCATGTTGGACCACGACCGGCTTCCCCGGGAGAAGTCGGGATCGGTGACCGGCTGGTCCTCCACTCCGGCGCCGGAGTCGAGTTCGAGATCCCAGTCGTTCCAGGTGCGCCGCAGGTAGAGGATGCGCTCGCGGTTTCCGCGCTGCGACACCGCCTCGGTGATCTCCTCGAACGGTACGCGCTGGACGGTCTTGTTCTTCTTGTCGACCAGGAAGAAGAGGTTGCCGTCGGTGGCCGCCGTCATCTCGATCTCCATCTGGGCGAGGGAGCCCGTCAGGACGTCGTCGAGGCCCGGGGGAAGAGTGGGCTCGACGTTCACACTGCGAGGGCGGCCTGGTCCGCCGGAGATGAACTCCTTGGCGACGACGCTCACACCGGATCCCCAGATGTAGCCGGTGCGGACCTTCAGGCCTCGCTCGACCAGAGGGTTCACGGTGGCGACGGCGCGGCACAGTTCCGAGGCGCGGTGCAGCCCGTCGAGCGTGAAGGAGTTGGACGAGTCGGCGACGCCCGCGAGGGGGCGCCAGCCGATGTCTTCGAGTGCGAGCTGGGCGGTGGAGAACTCACCGGCCTCCTGGATCATCTCTTCCGAGACGAGACCGGTGAGTTCCTCGTTACGTGCTTCCAGCGTGTCGACGAGCGCCCTGACCTGCTTGAGGGACAGCTCTTCGAGGTTCATGCCGTCGTAGTCCATAACCTCAGAATAATCCTGCTCTTACTCCGGGGTTATTGATACGACCTGCGGATTCAGTTCTTGGTCAGAGGGGACTTGGGGGCTTCATCTCCGGGGGTTCCGTCGATGCTGTCGTGGTTCTCCGGCGGGCACTTCTTCTCCGGCAGGCACTCCACGATGCCGGGACCCTCGTTTCCGATGCCGAGCTTGGCGACGGACGTGACGACCGAGACGAGGACGGCGAAGACGGCGACGGAACCCATGGTGGACCAGGGGAGTACGCCGAGACCGCTGTCGGTGATGTCGGTCGCGGAGAAGACCACGAGCTGGGCCAGGATGGCCTGGGCGCCGGTGAAGACGGACCGTTCCGCCGTGGCGACCCAGAACCTCCGGTCGGTGAGCATGGACGTCTTGCTGTGCTGAGACATGGGGACACCTCGTTTTGCTAGCCACCGTTCCGCTTGCGGCGGTCCGGTGAGGAGCCTCACTCCTGAGGCTCCTGTACCAGGGTTCCATGATCAGTCACACGAGTGAGATATTCAGCGAATTTCGTGGCGTCGCTTGACTCGTGACCGGCGCTGTGTTGCTAGAACGGGGCGATGCTCAGGTCGTCGTCCACGTAGTCGTCGAGGTCCCGGGCGAAGTCCTCCGCCGTCTCCGAGTAGGTGTCGCCGATCCTCGGGCCCGAGGCCACAGGGGCTGTCGCGTAGGCCAGGGCATCGGCGAAGTCGGGGGAGCGTCCGTGCTTCTGGCGCATCTCCTCCTTCGGCGCGATGTACAGCTTCCCGTTCCGGATCGAGTAGAAGATGATCGCCAGGTCGTCCTTCAGGGCCTCGTGGTCCTCCACCTTCACCGAGCCGTTGCGCATCATCTGGCGGAGCTGGTCGAACCAGTACGCACGCGCGTTGCCGTAGCCGTGCACAGAACCGCCCAGGTCGGTCGGTGCGGCTGCGGAACCGTGCATCTCGTACACCGAGTACCAGGGCTCCGGAAGGAGCGCCAGGCGGGCGTTGAGCGTGTCGACGACACCGGCGCCCAGACCGACGGCGTCGACCCGGATCTCGACCCACGAGGACTTCGTCCGGTCCTTGATCTCCTCGGCCAGATGCAGCACCTGATGTGCCGAGGACGTGGTGTCCGTGCCGGACCACGTGGACTCCACCTTCGCGGTCCGTCCGGCGTACGACACGACCACGTTGGAGTCCGAACCGAATCGGGCGACGTCAACACCGAGCCGGAGCACCCCACCGCGCATCTGCGGAGTAACGTCCTCGAAAGCCTGGGAAACCAGCGACGGCGCGAAGAGCGAGGACTTCGATACGTCGGGAAACTCGGCCATAACCTTGGCGATATACCGGGGGTCCTTGTTGCCCCAGGCCTGAAGCCGCTCCTCGCACCACTTCTTCGAGACGAGAACGTCCTTCAGAAGATCGGGCACCGGCTCGCCCGTGAAGTTCGGAGTGGAGTGGGCGGGAACCGAGATCCGGTGCCACATGTGCGCCATCTCGGGCTTCAGGTAGACCTTGCCGAACTCGGTGTTGCGGTCGTCCGGGTTCCCGATGGCGAGGATGCGGCAGCCCTCGGTGGTGGTGATCGCCTCGACGCCCGTCCAGATCTCCTCCGGCACACCGCAGGCCTCGTCGATGACGACGAGTACGTACCGTCGGTGGATACCGTGGAAGGCGTGCCGGTCACCGGTGGCGGGCTTGCGTCCGAAGGCGACGACCTGACCCGCGTCCGTCTTCCACTCGTCTCCCTGGGTGACCCGGCCGATCATGGGGAAGCCCCGCTGCTGCGCCGTGGCGTGGTGCTTCCTGATCTCCTCCCAGAGGATCTTGTTGACCTGGGCGTACGTGGGCGCGGTGCTCACGACGATGGCATCACCCGGCGGCCGGGTGTTGACCCACCAGCAAGCCAGCACCGAGGCGATCATCGAGTTGTGGGTCGGGATCCCCTCTTCGGTGCACAGGTACAGATGGTCCGGCGAGTCGACCTGGATGCACTGGACGTCGCCGTCTCCCATGCGGGTGATCGAAGTGATCTCCCAGCCTTCGGGGCCCGGGTCGTAGCTGGCCCACTGCCGGTCGATGGCGGCGTTCAGTGCCAGGGCCCGCTCGTTCTGGTCCGGCAGGAACTCGATCGCGTCCATCGAGCACAGCGCCAGGGTCCACGTCACCGAGGCGTTGTGCCTGCGCCGGTGCAGCAGGGTCGGGATGTGCGCCTCGCGCAGACTCTGGCGGACCTTCACCAGTTCGCCCGGGGGATTCGATCCGTGCGTCACCCAGCGGATCGCGGGCCTTCCGCCCTCGTCGCACACACCTCGCTTGCGGAGGATGTCGGTGATCCAGTTCTCCACCTGCCACGGCACGGCATCGGGCCGCAGGACCGGCACGCGGCCGGGGATCACCAGCCGGTGGTTCTGGTGCATCATCGCGTTCAAGGTGCGCGTGTCGAGATTGGACGCCAGGTGGTGCCACGCGC